GCCGCATCTTCTCGCAACGGAGCTCCTAAAAAATATAGAGGACAGGGTAAAGGATGAATCCATACAGTCTAGAACTGTATACCTATCTTGCTCCTAGTAAAATTTGCAGTGGAGTCGGTGTCTTTGCCTTGATTGAAATTCCAAAAGACACGATCATTTGGAAAATCAGAGATGAGGCATATAAAGTGCCCTGGACTTCAATTCCAGAGAAAATTCATCAACACATAGTTTCAATGACTTGGTGTGATGAAGAAGGATTTTGGATTGATTGTCATTTAGATCGTTTTTATCAGGCGTATTATGTCAATCATTCTGATGATCCAAACTGTGGCGTCAATGAAGAAGAAGCATACATTACACTTCGCACCATCTTAAAAGATGAAGAGTTAACGTATAGATACTTAGAAGAAGAGAAAGATTGGTTATGAGTTGTCTAATTACAAATCTACCCGCACAAAAGGTTTGGGTTCGTAAAGAGTATCTACGTGATCTACAGGACGGACACGGTGAGTTTGTTGAGGGTGTCTGGGTCTCGGCAAAGTCAATACCTGGACGTGCTTTTTATTTTGAGACTTATTTACCTGAATATGGAGCAATGTTTGATAAACTGCCGATATCAGCATTCGTTGCATCTCCAGAAACTCCAACTCCTGACTTAGATCTTCCAAATTTACAGTTCTGGAACTGTATGGACTACGGAATTACCAATATTCATAAACAATTTATAGGATCCATGCGTTGGGTTGTGCGTACTCGTCACTTTGGGGAGATCAATGGGTCTTATATTTGCACACTCGATAACTATCACGAGTCCACAGACGAAGTTGACTACAGCACCAGTGAAATTCCTCAAGAACACAAGTCATTTAACCTAATAGAACTTGAAAATGGTCAGTATGCACTCTATCCAAACAACAGATGTCGCATATATGACGTGTCATTGACTCCATCAGAACCAAAAATACCTGATTTTAAGGTTTCAACGCAGTGGTTTGAAGTTGAAAATGAACTTGAATGGGGTCGTTTAGGTGATTGTGACGAATATTTCTATACAACACCCGAAGAACGGGAAAATAAATAACTTTTTACCAAAAATTGAGTTGAAACAGTATTCAATGGGCAAACACCTGCTCTTAGAGGTGTATAATGTTGAGTTTGAAACGATTAATAACATACAATCGCTTCAGAATGCCATGATGAAAGGCATTCAACGTGCAAAAATGGAGATTTTAAACACATTTTCTCATCATTTTGTGCCACAGGGGTGTACAATCGTGATTGCACTTGCAGAAAGTCATGTTTCTTGCCATACTTGGCCTGAAAATGGGTGCTTAGCGGTGGATGTGTATACCTGTGGCAATGGAAATCCACGTTTGATTGCCTTAGAAATCTTAAAATATCTCAATTCGGACTCATATTCGATACGTGAAGTGAATCGTTAAATAGAAACAGGGAGATAGCAACCTCCTTTATAAAAGTTCTGTTTTATTCATTAAAACAGGAGCTAAAATGTCTAATTTACCAGTCGATAGAGACCCCAATTATATGAGAGAAATGTGGGGTACTGCTAAACTAATTACAGATTATGAGGCAACGCCACCAAAAAGAGTTATTCAAGAGGTTATGCATGACTTGGCACCTAAGCATGATCTTAAAAAACAAGTTGAACTTCATGAAAAAATCCGTAATGATGAAGATTACGATGATTGGAATTATGGTACAGAACCAGTTTATGGATCTCCCTGGTACTGAATATAAATAAAGCAAGAAAACTTTTTGACAAATGACGATTAAAGGGGTATCTAGGGGTTTTAAAGACATTAGTTTGTCTTTTGAACCCCACCCTGTGACAAAAGATTTGCCTATTTTAAAAAATGAAGCAGCGATTCGTCGTTCTGTGAGAAATCTGGTTGAAACTATACCCACTGAAAGATTTTTTAACTCAATCATCGGATCAAACGTCCGTTCAAGTTTATTTGATTTTGTTGATTTTGGTACTGCATCAGTTATTGAAGACCAAATTCGTGTTACCATTGAAAACTTTGAGCCAAGAGTTACAAATCTAAGATTAGATGTTGATCCACAACCAGATGATAATACATTTGAGATTACTGTCATCTTTGAAATTATTGGTCAACAGTTTCCTGTACAAGAATTTTCATTTTTACTAGAGGCAACAAGATAAAATGCCTTTTACTAAATTTTCTAATCTCGATTTTGATCAGATTAAGACCTCTATCAAAGATTATCTCCGTGCAAACTCAACATTTACGGACTTTGACTTTGAAGGGTCTAATTTTTCTATCTTAATTGATACGCTCGCCTATAACACATATATTACAGCGTTTAACTCTAATATGGTTGTGAATGAATCTTTCTTAGATTCAGCAACTTTAAGAGAAAATGTTGTTTCACTAGCAAGAAATATTGGTTACGTACCACGCTCTAGATCGTCCTCTAGGGCAACTGTCAGTTTTAATGTTCCAACTACCAGCTCGTCTTCTACACTGACCTTAGACGCTGGTCTAGTGTGTGTTGGGACAGCAGATAATAGCGATTATATCTTCTCAATTCCAGAAAGTATCACAACAACGATTAATTCTGGAGTCGCATCGTTTAATAATATCAATATTCACCAGGGAACCTTTTTAAGAAAGACATTTGTTGTTGATGGATCATTGGATCAGAGATTTATTCTTGATAACTCTTTTATTGACTCTGCAACCATTGTTGTTTATGTTAAAGGCATAAGTGATACTGGACTTGGAAGAGAATATAAAAAAGTTGATAACATTTTGAATATTAATAAAACATCTGAAATTTATTTGATACAAGAGGTTCAGGATGAAAAGTATGAACTTTTATTTGGTGATGGATATTTTGGTAAAAAATTAGTTAATGGAACTGTTATTACCGTTACTTATATTGTAACTGAGGGTAAGGATGGTAACGGTGCTTCTAATTTTTCATTCTCTGGTAGATTTCTAGATGCTAATAATGTGATAGTCATTCCATCTGGGTCGATTACAGTTACCACAGTCTCTGCTGCAGCAAATGGGTCTGATATTGAGAGTGTGGACTCAATCAAGTATTTTGCTCCTCGTATTTACTCTTCACAATATCGAGCGGTAACTGCAAGAGATTATGAGGCAATTATTCAATCCGTTTATCCCAATACAGAATCTGTTTCTGTTGTTGGTGGCGAAGAATTGTCTCCGCCACAATTTGGTAATGTTCTTATTAGTATTAAACCTAGAAATGGAGACTTTATTTCTGACTTTGATAAACAGACTATTCTAAGTAAACTTAAGAACTATTCTTTAACAGGAATCAATCAAAAAATTATCGATCTTAAAGTTCTTTATGTTGAAATTGATAGTGCTATCTATTATAATAATCCTCAAGTCACTAATGTCAATAATTTAAAGACGAACATAATTTCAACTTTAAACACATTTGCAACATCTAATATTAATAAATTTGGTGGTAGATTTAAGTATAGTAAACTTTGTCAAACAATTGATAACGTTGATAATGCAATTACCTCTAACATTACCAGAGTTGTCATTCGCAGAAATCTTAAAGCATTAATCGATACTCCTGCTCAATATGAGTTATGCTTTGGCAATGCTTTTTATTATAAACCAGAGGGGTTTAATATTAAGAGTACAGGATTTACTCTACGTGATAGAGTTGGAACATTTTATTTTACAGATACTCCTCAAAGTCAAACAACAGGCATTATTTCTGTTGTTCGAGAAAAAAATGAACAAGGAAAATATGTTGTTGAAGTTGAATCAGCAGGAATAGTGGATTATAAAACAGGGGAAATTAAAATTAGTACAATCGTGGTAACTTCAACAACTGTTCAAAATAATGTTATTGAAATTCAAGCAATTCCAGAATCAAATGATGTAATTGGATTAAAAGATCTATATCTTAGTTTTTCTGTTGCCAAGAGCAAGATAAATATGGTTAAGGATACTATCACATCAGGCGAACAGATATCCGGAGTTGGATATAAGACCACTTCTAGCTACTTAAACGGAGAACTAAAGAGGATATAAGATGATACAGACTGGATTTGAAAGAAGGGTAAAAGTTCAGCAAATAATTGAAAATCAACTACCAGAATTCATACTTTCAGAAAGTCCCAAAGCAGTAGATTTTTTAAAGCAATATTATATCTCTCAAGGATATCAGAGTGGACCCTCTGATATTGCTGAAAATCTAGATCAATATTTAAAGTTGGATAATCTCACACCAGAAGTTATTACTGGTGAAACAACTCTTTATTCTGGTATTTCATCAACAACTGATACTGTTCAAGTTTATTCAACTAAAGGATTTCCAGAAGAGTACGGTCTTTTTCAGATTGATAGTGAGATTTTTACATACACTGGCATCACTACAAATACCTTTACAGGATGCATTCGTGGATTTAGTGGAATCACAACATATAAAAATGAACTAAATCCTGAAGAACTAATTTTTAAAGATACTGAGAAATCTTCTCATAACGCTAAGTCTAAAGTTAAAAACTTAAGTTCTCTGTTCCTTAAAGAATTTTATAGAAAGTTAAAGTATACTTTTACTCCTGGATTAGAGGACGTTAATTTTGTTTCTGATCTTGATGTTAATAACTTTGTAAAAGAAGCAAGAAGTTTTTATGAGGCAAAGGGAACCGAAGAATCATTTAAAATTCTTTTTAGAGTTCTTTATGGAGTTACTCCAAAAGTAATAGATCTTGAAAGATTTTTAATTAAACCATCATCTGCGAACTTTTTAAGAAGAGAGATTGTAATTGCCGAAGGAATTTCAGGAGATCCAAATAAGTTAGTTGGGCAGACAATTAAAAAATCTACGGATGAAACAACACAAGCATCTATTTCTGAAGTTGAAATATTCACAAGATCAGGAATCAGCACATACTTTAAGATTGGATTATTTGTTGGATTTGATGAAAAAGATTTGATTGAGGGTAGTTTTACCGTTCAACCAAAGACTAGAGTTATCAATCCAGTTTCAGTGGGATCTTCAGTTATTACTGTAGACTCTACAATTGGATTTGGTGCAACAGGAACTTTAATTTCTGGTAATAATATTGTCACATACACAAATAAATCAGTTAATCAATTTCTTGGGTGCTCTGGTGTAACACAAACGATCAGCACTAAGTCTAATATTAGGACAAATGAAGTTTTCTTTGGGTATGAAAATGGAGATATAACCAAAAAAGTAGAAATTGCTATTACAGGAGTTTTATCTAAATTTGAACAAATTAATGATATTAAACTTGCTACAGAGGGGCAAAAAATATTTGTAAAAAATGTCGGTGAAAAAATTAAAAATCCTCAATCTAATAAAACATACAAAGAAATAATTGCTAACTCTTGGATTTACAATACTAGTTCAAGATTCGAAGTTAGCAATGTTTCTGGATCTACCTTTACTCTTAGATCTGAAATTGATAAATCTAGTTTACAAGTTGGTGATACAGTTGATATTTTACTTGGAAGCACTGAAAATATCGCACACTCTAATGCAGTGGTATCTGCAATTAATTTGACAACTAGACAAATAAATTTAAATAATCTTATTGGATTTACTTATAACTCTTCATTAGATTATTCAATTAGAAGAAAATTAAAAACGGCTACAAGTTCTGGTGTACCATTGTTGTATGGTAATAATACTATCACGAGCAATATTCAAAATTTTTACAATGATAGAGATCAATTTGTGTATGTTGCAAGTAATTCATTACCATCATATGATATTACTAAAAATTTAATTAAATCAACAATAACTTCTGCCTCGGGAAGTGCTTTACAAGGATTTGATGCTAATACTAATAAATTTTCAATATTATCATTCAATAGTAGCGTAGCGTTTATAACTGGTGATGAAGTTTATTATAGTGCCTCATCTACACCTCTTTCTGGTCTTGAACAGGGTGTGTATTATGTCAAAGTATTGTCTCCAGATAATAAAATTAAATTATATCAATCAAGAGCTTTAATTGAAAGTGATTCGTATGTTGAGTTTACTTCATTAAGTTCATTAGGATCTCACACTTTTACTCTTTCATCGCAAAGAAGTGGATTAATTTATCCACAAAAACTTCTTAAAAAGTTTCCACTTCTATCAAATATAAAAAACGGAAACAATACAAGTACGATTCCAGGATCAACTGGAATGCTTGTTAATGGTGTTGAAATTGTAAATTATAAATCTAATGATAAAATTTATTATGGACCCATAAAAGAGGTAAAACTTTATAATAGTGGAAAAGACTATGATGTAATTAATCCACCATTTATTGATATTGATGATCCAGTAGTATCTGGTGGAACAACAGCATTGTCTAGAGCAATTGTAAAAGGATCTGTTCAATCAGTTCTTGTAGATCCACAGGACTTTGATTTAAAAGATATAATTTCAGTTACAATTTCTGGTGGTAATGGAAATGGGGCTATTTTAGAACCAATTCTAGAAACAAGATATAGAGAAGTTGAATTTGATTCAAGACCCCTTGTATCTGGCGGCGGAGTTGATGTAAGTAGTGATACAATTACATTTCTAAAAAATCATAATTTTAGAAATGGTGATGCACTTGTTTATAATAGAAATGGAAATAATGCCATAGGTTTTTCAACAATTGTCGGTAATGATAATGATCAAGGACTTACACTAAGTAGTGGTTCAGTTTATTATGCACAAGTTGTTAATAATGTAACTATCAAACTCTATGAAAAACTAGAAGATTATTCAAGTGGAATTAACACATTAGGTATAACAGACTCTTCAGCTCAAGGAATTCATAAATTTAGAACCTTTGAAGGAAAAGGAACTCTTAGATCCATTAAAGTTATAAATCCTGGAAGTGGATATGAAAATAGAAAGTTAATTGTCAATCCAACAAACATATCCACAGTTGATGATTCGATTAATTTTAAAAATCATGGATTTTCTGATGGTGATATCATTAGATATTCTACTGAAGGAACTGCTGTATCTGGATTATCGACCTCACTAAGTTACTACATTTTAAGAGAAAATAATAATAAGTTTAGACTAGCAAATGCTGGCGTTGCAGCAACTATTACTGAAAATTATACTAAGAGAAAGCACGTAAATATAACTTCTACTGGATCTGGACATCAAAACTTTGCCTATCCAGATATCACACTAACAATAAATGCAGAGTATGATGGTGTAACAGGAATTATAACAGCAACCCCTCTTGTTAGAGGTAAAATTGTTGATCTATATCTTTATGAAGCAGGAACAGGTTATGGATCAACAATTTTAAACTTTCACAAAAATCCAAGTGTAAAAATTAAGTCTGGAAAAGGTGCAGAAGTAAAACCATTCATATCTAATGGAATAATAATTGGAGCTCAAGTTACTAATTCTGGCACTGAGTACACTTCAGCACCAGATTTAACTGTAGTCGGTGTTGGTACTACAGGCGCTACTGGTGCAAAGTTAAGAGCAATAGTGAGTGGTGGAAAAGTAACCTCAGTAGTGGTATTAAATGGGGGAAGAGGGTACACCTCAGATGCAACAATCAAAGTAACATCTGTTGGTTCTAATGCAATTGCAGAAACTCTTGTAAGGGGACTTACAGTTAACAATCACTCTAGGTTTGGAAATGAAATTCTTTCTGGAACTACAGAGGGAATTCAATATGGATTAGTTGGATATTCAACTCAAATTGGTCAGAGTGCATTTAATGATCAGGGTGGTCAACACTCTCCAATTATTGGATGGGCATATGACGGAAATCCAATTTATGGATCTTACGCATATACAGATCCCAATAACATCAATTCTCCTTTAACATTTTTAAATTCTGGATATATTCTTTCATCATCAGATGTTATTGATAGACCATCAGGATTTACTGCTGGATTTTTTGTAGAAGATTATAAATTTAACAATTCTGGTAATCTAGACCAATATAATGGTAGATTTGCTAGAACACCAGATTTCCCTCAAGGTGTATATGCATATTATGCAGGAATCAAGACTGATACTGCAACTAATACATTAGTCGCTAATTTTCCATATTTTATTGGTGATTCATATAGATCTTTACCGATAACGCAAAGTTTAGATCAGTCATTTGATTTTAACAATTCTAAATTAATTAGAAATACTTTTCCATATAAAGTTTCTGATATTAACTCTAATAATGATTTTATCTCAGAACCAAACGAAATATTACTACAAAGTGCAACTATAGAATCCGTAAGTAAGGGATCTGTTTTAGATTTTATTATTAATGAAGATGGTGAAAAATACGCTGTTGGAGATGTTGCATCATTTAATAGTGATGATACAAATGGTGGTGGATTAAGTGCTTATGTATTTTCCATTACTGGAAAAGAAATTGTAAATTTAAATACAACAGTTGAAACTTATCAATCAGCATCAGTTATTTGGGAAAACCCAAATCAAATTTCTCTGCATATTGATCCTTATCACACTTTATTAGATAAAGATAGTGTTATTATATCTGGAGTTTCTACTTTTATTAAAGGATTAACAGATTCTCATATTATTGGAGTGTCATCCGAAAAAACATATCTTATTCAACAAGTACCAAGTAATGCAACATCTGGTTTAGTTACTGACATTTATGTCTCCAATATTTCAGTAAATCTTTCCGTCGGATCAACTGTTGCAATCGGAACCGAAACACTTTCTGTCCTTAATTTATTTCCAGAAAATAAAATTATTAGAGTTATTAGAGGAGTAGTAGGATCAGCACATACAGTATCTACAGAAGTCACAACAATTACTGGTAGATTTACAATTCCTCTTAAAACACCATACTTTGATTCAAAGTTAGATGATAAAGTTTATTTTAATCCACAACAGTCTGTTGGAATAGGCCAAACAACAGGAATCGGTGTTTCTGCTAATTATATTCTTGGAGATGTAATTAAATCAATTTCAATACCGACTCAGAGCATTTATCTTCCAAATCATCCATTTAAAACAAATCAAGAGGTAATATTCAGAAGAGTATCTGGAACTCAACCAATTTCAGTTTCCAGCACAGAAACAAGCGCAACATTTAATTTACCACTAAGTGGAAACTCTCAAACTTTACATGTAATTAATAAATCAAAGGATTATATTGGACTATGTACGCAAGTTGGATTGACAACAAATACAGATGGTTTATATTTTAGATCATTTATTTCTAATGGCGATAGTACAGACTATCAATACTCACTAGAATCTAATTTTATTCAAGCAACTGCTAAAATTGAAAAAATAAAATCAACAATTGCAGTATCTACTGATCATGGACTAAGTAATGGTGATGTCATTCAGTTGTCTTTAAAGTCAAATCAATCTGTTGGAATCGGAACATCAACGTTTGTTAATGTGAAATATAATTCACAGAATGATAAACTATTAATTAATCCAATTGGATTTGGATCCACATCAATAAACACTTCATCTAATGAAATACAACTTACATCTCATAAATTAAAAACAGGTGATAAAATTTTCTATAATGCATCAGATCTGATTGTTTCTGGGTTAGAGACTGGATCTTATTATGTTTATAGAATAGATGATAATAGAATAAATCTAACAAATACTTACTATGATTCTGTTTCTTCCCCACCATCGATTGTTAGTTTTGCTTCAACTGGCGGCGCATCTCAAGAAATTTCTAAAATAAATCCAGAATTAAAAGTTATAAAAAATAATAATCTAGTATTTAATGTATCGGACTCCTCTCTGACTGGATATAAATTCAAAATATACTATGATAAAGATTTTAATAATGAATTAATTTCTATAGGATCTACCAATACATTTAGTGTTATTGGAGTTGCAACTGTTGGAGTAGCATCCACTGCAAGAGTTACCTTAAATTATTCTGATAATTTACCATCTAAACTATTTTACACTTTAGAAAAATCTGGATTCATAGGAA